AGGAATTTCAAATAGCTATTGTTACTCCAGTCCCCCCAGCTACAAATGAAGCTAATAGAATTTTAGACAAAAGAATATCCCAATTAAAAGCAGTTAATGCCGGTATATTATCTATATTAATCATTTTACGTCAAGTATTAACCCAAGCTCTTCAGTTACTCAACCTACTTGATCAATTGGTTCAAAAGTGTTATCCTGACGCTGACCAAGAAAGAGTTTCACTTGAATTGACTGCTTTGACTGTTCAACAATCAACCCAAACATCTCCTGTAGTTACAAATGTGAATGGATTTGAAATGGGTATTGAAACAGAAAATTCACCTAATACTTTAAAACGTAGACGAGCTATTGCACGTAATAAACAAGGTGTAGTAATGTTAAAAGGAGAATGGTCATTTAGTTCAATTGACCAAATATTAATAGACGAACTAGTATTTTACATTCAGCAAAATGATTTAAAAGCTGACTAACCAAATATTTATAAACATATGAAAACCGACGGATTAAAAAAATTAATTAAAGAAGCTGTACGAGAAGCAATCCAAGAGGAATTAAAAGATATTCTTTTAGAGGCAGTTCGTTCACCAAAAACAATCGTAAAGGAATCTATTCAAACAATAGATACACCTAAACCTACATTTACCCAACCTACAATGGATTTAAGATCTAAATATGCTGATGTGTTAGGTGAAACTGCTTTAAGTTTTACTTCACAAGATGCAGTTCCATTTAGACCACAAGTAAGTGACCCTGTAAATGGTAATTTAGGTGCTGGTGAAGTAGGAATGGACCAAATTATGAGTTTACTAAATACTAAATAATGCCCTTTAATCCCCAACAAATTAACCCAGTTGATTTAAACCCAAATGTTGCGGTTGGGGTAAATTTACCTTTTAGTGGCCCTGCTGTTTTTACCCAGAACTACTTAACAGCTCAGGCTATTAAAAATAATATTATTAACTACTTTCTTACCAACCCAGGAGAAATTCCATTAAACCCAACATTTGGTGGTGGTTTGAGAGCATTTATATTTGAACAAATTGCTGAAGGAACATTAACTGGATTAAAAGAAAATATAAGTGGTAAAATGGAAAATATTTTTCCTGAAGTTATAGTAAATTCGTTAGATGTATTAAGAAACGATGATTACAATACTGTTATAGTCAATATGAAATATTCAATTGCTAATTCTAACATTGTTGATCAAATAAATTTTGAATTTTAAAAATGGCTACAACAAATAGAGACATAAAATATATTAATCGCGACTTTACTGATTTTAGAGCACGTTTAATAGAATATGCTAGAACATATTTTCCCCAAACATACACAGATTTTTCTCCTACATCACCGGGAATGATGTTTATGGAACAAGCATCTTACGTAGGGGATGTTTTAAGTTTCTATTTGGATAACCAGTTCCAAGAAACATTTGTTCAATATGCTCAACAAACAAATAATGTATTTGAATTAGCATATATGTTTGGTTATAAACCAAAAACAACGGGTGTAGCTCAAACTGTAGTTGATATCTATCAACAATTACCTTCTATTAATGATGGTACTGGTAATTACGTACCTGATTACACATATGCTATTACAATTGGAGAAAATACTACTGTAACTTCCCAAAATGGTTCTTCATTTTTGATTCAAGATAAAATCGATTTTTCTGTTTCAAGTTCTCAAGACCCCACTGAGGTAACCATTTACCAAATTTCAGGCAATATCCCACAGTATTTTCTTTTAAAGAAAAGTAGAAAAGCAATATCTGCTGCGATTAATACTTCAACTTTTTCTTTTGGAGCCCCACAATCTTTTCAAACAATAAATCTCCAAGGAAATAACCTTATTAAAATCCAAGACATTACCGATTCTGATGGTAATAAATGGTATGAAGTAGATCATCTAGGTCAAGAAATGGTTTTAGATACTATTAAAAATACAAATGTAAATGATCCAAATGTAAATGGAGATACACCTTATTTACTTCGTTTAAAAAAGGTAGCTCGTCGTTTTGCAACTCGTTTTACATCTCTTTCAAATCTTCAAATCCAATTTGGTGCTGGAAACCCTTCAGACGTAACAGAAGAAATTACTCCAAATGCTGATAATGTAGGTATTGGATTGCCATTTTCTCAAGATAAACTTACCACAGCATATTCACCTACAAATTTCCTATTTACAGGAACATATGGTATTTCACCATCTAATACTACTTTAACAGTAAGATATTTAACAGGTGGAGGTGTTGGATCAAATATTGCTGCTAATACGTTAACTAGTTTAAATACATCTAATTGTAAATTTAACAATGTTAATTTAAACTCAACTACTGCTAATTATATATTTAATTCATTAGCTTCAAATAATTTAGAAGCTGCTACTGGAGGTAGAGGAGGAGATACATTAGAAGAAATTCGCCAAAATACTTTAGCCCTAGCAGCCTCCCAAAAACGATCAGTTACAGCTGATGATTATTTAATTCGTGCTTTAAGTATGCCTTCTGATTATGGTGCTATTTCTAAAGCGTTTATTGAACAACCTAAATTAACAGATACTCAAGTTTCAACAATTGAAACTCTTAATCTATATATTTTATCTTTAAATTCACAAGATCAATTAGATTACGCTACTGAAACATTAAAAAATAATTTGCGTACATATTTGTCTCAATATCGAATGATTGGAGATAATATTGAAATTAGAGATGCATTTATTATCAATATTGGTATTGATTTTGAAATTATAGTTTTACCTGAGTATAATAATAATGAAGTATTACTAGCATGTATTACTGCTTTACAAAACTATTTTACCTTAGATAAATGGCAAATCAATCAACCTATTTTACTTCGGGATCTTTATATCCTTCTCGATAGAATTTCAGGAGTTCAATCTGTTAAAAATGTTTCAATTTCAAATAAAGCAGGAACTACTTCAGGATATTCACAGTATGCTTATGATATAACCGGAGCAACTCAAAATCAAGTAATTTATCCTTCATTAGATCCTAGTATTTTTGAAGTAAAATACCCTAATTTAGACATAAAAGGTAAAGTAGTTCCTTTATAACGCTATATTTATAATAAAATATATAAATGGCTGTATATAAACTATTTCCTACCCAAGACGCCACTCTATATTCTGCTTACCCAACAATGAACACAGGGTTAGATGCTATTTTAGAAGCATCTAATAGATTAGACCTTGATGGATTGCCCAATGTAGCTAGATACTTAATTCAATTTTCTACTAGTGAAATTCAAGATATTATCAATAATAAAATATCTGGAGATAGTTACACGGTTTATTTAAAAAATTTCATAGCAGAAGCCCAAGGTCTTAATCAATCAACTAAACTAGAAATCCGACCAATTGCCCAAGAATGGTATAATGGTACTGGATATACTTTAGATAACCCAATTATTGAAGATGGAGCCTCTTGGACCTATTCCTTCTATTCAGGATCAAATGCATGGTCTTTAAGTGGAAGTAATCCAGGAGGATACTATACTAGTTCATTTAGTGCAGTATATGCCACTCAAGGAGGAGGAAATTGGTATACTTCTTCTACTTATTTAGTTACTGAGTCTTTTGCTTTACGTGATGTAAAAGATATAGAAATAAATACTAGTAATACAGTAAATGCTTGGTATAGTTCATCTATTCCAAACTATGGTTTTTTAATTAAACTTACAGGATCACAAGAATTTAACCCTAGTGAGTATGTTCAACCTATATTTAAATTTTATAGTGTTGATACAAATACTATTTATCCTCCAACTCTAGAATTTAGATGGAGAGATTATTCAACTGTATTAACGGGGGCTAGTACAAACATAGTTACTACCTCTAATATTAAAATGTCACTTGCTGAAAACCCAGGTGTTTTTTTCCCTGAAAGTGTAAATAGATTCTACATTAATGTAAGTCCTTTATATCCTACTAGAACTTATCAAACATCATCTTTATACACTAATTTAAATTATTTACCAACTGCTTCATATTACGCAATAAAAGACTTGGATACTAACGAGTATGTTGTTAACTTCGATAACAATTATACTCAAATTAGTGCCGATTCAACTGGTAACTATTTTGATGTTTATATGAGTGGTTTAGAACCTGAAAGATATTATAAAATTTTAATTAAAACAACTATCCAGGGTTCTACAATAATTTATGATGATAGCTATTACTTTAAAGTTATTAACGGATGAGTGAAAGCATAAACTTACAAAAACAAGTATATGATAAAAGACAGTATACTAAAGTTATAGATACGTCTTTTAAAGAATTAGGTGTTCAAACTATTCAAGAAAGGATAGCAGAACAACCTACCACCGAAGAGTTCTTTGCCCTTTACAATGAACTTTTTTATAATATACCTGAATTAGGTGAAACTAATTCACATGAATATTTGATTAGAACAAGTAGTGAATATATTAATTTTGAGGCAAACCAAGAAGAAATAGCTGCTTTACAAGCTGAAATTGCTCAATTAAGAACAGATTTACTTGATGCACAAAGACAAGTAGTAGAATTACAAACAGGAACAACATTAGCTAATCCACAATAATGGCAGCAGAAATTGTACAAATAGATACACAAGATTTTACTTCACAAACTTATGGAGGTCAAGATGCAAATTTGATTTCTACTTTTGAAGTAAATACCTCTTTATCTTCAAGTAGTTATATTGAATATTTTATCTATGATAATAATCAAAACTTATTATCTACAGATTATAATTTTACCCAATACACTGTTTTAGCCGATGGACAATCTGCTGGGTCAAATAATACTATTTCTCAAATTATAATTGATCCTGAAAAGTCTCTTTTAGATAGTGGATATGACCAAGGTGAATATATTACATATTTTAACTTTTTCAATAAACAAATTGGTTCAGAACTTCAACAACTTTATATTGTTGAAATTTCATCTGATCGTACTGAAATTCGTTTAGATAGTACTTCATTAACCGATTTAGATATAGTTGAGCAAGCTAATTCTTTAATCCAACAAAGAGAAGATAGTCCATATTTTCTAGACTTTTATCTTAATTTTGGAGAAAATCAATTAGCTATCGCTAATAATATTCAATTAGATAATCAAGATCCTACTAACCCAACTATATTAATTAAATTATATGAGGCGTTATCTGAAGATTTTGATGTTAATTCTACTTTATGGATTGTAACTTTAGTTGAAGAATCAATAGCATATAAAGTTACTTTTGAAGATATTCCAATTGTAATAACAGATACTGTTTCTTTAAGTGGCCCTAATTTTAATTTAGACCTAAAAGATAAAATAAATAACTCAACAGTATCTTTAGATTATACTACTTTAACTACAACTGCATTAACTAGTTCCCAAAATCAGTTAAAAAGTTTACTTGAGGAAAAAGGACTTGATATAAACATAGACCATACAGATTTTAATGATTTTGTTCATTTTAGTTCTGTTGAAGCTCGTTTAGAAAATTTTTATTATAAAATAAGTTTATTAGAAGACTACTCGTCTTCTATTGCTATTTTAAATAATACTATCAATAATAATCCAAGTGCTAGTATAGCAGTATATGAATCATTAACTAGTAATATTATAACTAATTTTGATGATTACGAATATTACTTATATTATTCTAGTGGTTCATGGGCTTGGCCAAAAACAACATCACAACCCCCTTATCAATTAGCTACAACAGGTAGTGCTATCGTAATAAATTGGTTTGGTAGTGCTGATGAAAATAATCCCAACTATGGAGGAATTATCCTATCAGCCTCTAATTATGATAATACTAATCCAAATAATCTTTACTACTCAATCCCAGAATATTTAAGAGAAGATCCTCAAAACCAACCATATCAAATATTTGTTGAAATGGTGGGCCAATTTTATGATAATATTTGGGTTTATTATAAAGATGTTACTCAAAAATATAATGCAGATAACCGTTTAGAAAATGGTATTTCAAAAGATATAGTTGCAGATGCTATACGTGATTTTGGGATTAAATTATATCAAAATAATTTTTCAAACGACGATTTATATACAGCATTTATTGGTTTAACTCCTCAAGGTGGTTTATTCCCATTCCCTAATATTACAGGTTCACTTCCAACTCCTAGTGGGTTTGAATATGTTGATACTTTAATATCTGCCTCTAACGATTATATACCGTTAGACGACGTAAATAAGTCGTTATATAAACGAATTTATCATAATTTACCGTACCTATTGAAAACAAAAGGTACATTGCCTGGTCTGCGTGCTCTTATTACTTCATATGGTATTCCTGATACTGTATTAAGAATTAATGAATTCGGAGGTAAAGATAAATCTAATACAAATGATTGGGACGATTGGCAAAATGTATTTAATTATGCTTATAATACTCAAGGAACAAATTATGTATCTTCTTCTTGGTTAGCCAATTCAGCCTGGAACCCA